TTTAAATACTACTCCTGCTTGGACTCCAACAACTTTAAATACTACTCCTGCTTGGACTCCAACAACTTTAAATACTACTCCTGCTTGGACTCCAACAACTTTAAATACTACTCCTGCTTGGACTGGTGTTACTTTGCCTACTACTCCTTCTTGGACAATTCCAAATTCTTGGAACGACTCTAATATTGGGTGGGCTAATGAAACTAGAACTTGGAAGCAAATAGGATTACTTGGAAAGGATTCTGACTAATGCCAGTACATAGTTTGACAGTTAAAACAATTATATCTAGAGTAAGACAAGCTTTTCCAGAAGCTCCAGAAAACTATATTATGAATTTAATTAATGAAGCATTAGTTGAGTTAGGTAAATATAATACAAAAATTGAATATGCAAAATTAGATACAGTAGCAGACCAACAATGGTATACTTTAAGTGATAGCAATTCTGGAGTAGAAATAAATAAAGTTTACAGAGTTGATTTTAAAGACTCAAGCGGTGATTATGTTAAAATACCTAGATTGATAAATAATGAAATACAAACAATGGATATAGACTAATGGCATTAGTAGCAGAAGTAACAAGTATAATTTGCGTTGCAGATTCAAGCTCAAGTCTGCAGAGTAAGTATTTTAATATTTCAGGCGTAGGTTCAGATTTTGAGCAAAATAATTATTATGTATGGATTGATGTAGGAAGCGGTGGAACTGACCCAGGTCTTTCTGGTACAGGAATTGAAGTGAATATATCAGCTGATGCAAGTAATTCTACAGTAGCTACAGCAGTTAGTAGTGCGATTAATGATAAAACTGATTTTTCAACTTCAGTAAGCACAGCTACAATAACTGTCACAAATTCAGTTAGGGGTTCTGTTACAAATGCTGTTGATGTCAATACTGGTTTTACTATATCTACAACAAGAGAGGGAACTGGTGTTGGTACTAGTACTTATAGTAATCCAGAAGATTTTATTGCATGGTTTATTAACGGAGACCACTTGGCAATAGCCACTACTAATGGCGCTGATAACGACACAGTACATCAAAGATTAGGTGATTATAAACCCATAGATACAAGCTTGATAAATGGTGTGTTAATACATTACTCTGGAGAACCTAATGCTGTATCAGGAATTGACGATACTCCAGACATAGATAATGTTATGCACTCATCATTAATAGATTACGTAAAATTTAGATTATACCAAGACAAAGCTGGAATATCTATAGACTCAAATGCATCTGCTGTAGCAATGAGCATGGCAGTTTCGCATGAAGGAAAATGGAAAGAATCCACTAGAAAATATGGTATGAAAAAACGGGATAAGACTGGCGCCCCAAGAAGAATTATGCCAGCAGATTTAAGATAGCCCTAGAGGCGGTGGTGGAGGTTTAGGAGTATAATATGGCATTTCCAGAATTTCAACTCTTGATGGTTCTCAGTTATCTGTAGACATAGATAAAGAGAATGATTCTATAGTAATCTTTAGTAATACAGCAGCAGATGGTAGTGGTACTAATACAGTTCCATTAGTTGATGCAGCTGGACATACTCAAGTAGATATCGTATCGTCTGCTTTACCTTCTGGTGGAGCAACAGCAGCTAATCAAACTACAATGATTACTGCGTTGCAATTACTAGACAATGCAGTAGATGGGAACTATTTAAATGTAAATGCTAACATAGCAGGAACAGACTTTGTTGGCGGTGCTGGTGCAGTAGCAGCTGGAGTACAAAGAGTTACGCTAGCATCTGATGACCCAGCAGTTACAGATTTAGCAGCTATGGAAGTATTATTAGGCACTATAGACGATGATACAAATGCTATTAAAGGCCATGTAGATGGAATTGAAACATTAATAACATCTACTAATTCTAAGATAGATACTTTTGATGCAGTATTAGATGCAATTAAAACTGATACAGGCACCATAGATTCTGATACTGATGCTGTTAAAACTGCTACGGAAGCATCTCAAGCTTCTTTAGCTGATATGATTTATGGCACAGCTGTAGCTATTGACATTGATAGTGGCAACCATACTTCATTAACTCATAATGCGTTATATGTTGGAACAGGTGGCAATGTAAAGGTAAACATGGGAACAAGCGGAAGTGGTATAACTTTTAGTAACGTAGCAAGTGGCCAGATACTACCTATACAAATAACTCAAGTGTATCAAAGTGGCACAACGGCTAGCAATATGGTAGCTTTAAAAGAATAATGATTACTTGGTTTAGAACGCAATTAAATTTTTTAAGGTCAGTATATGATGTTATTTGGAACATATCTCAACTTAACTATGAAGAAGACAATGTTAAGTGGAATGAACACACAGGTTAAAATTTAAATTATAAATAGGAAAAGATTATGGCAACAGGAACATTAACAGGGCAAACGATTGCTAACACCTATAAGTCTTTATTAAAGATTACTGGTACTACAGATGGTGGAGAAACTCTTCATGCTACAACATTAAAAGTAATAGAGGATGGCGATGGAAATCCATTTCCGTTTTCAGCAGCTGCTGATGCTATAATGATTAACAGCACTAATCGTTTAGAGTTTGGTGACAATGCTTCATATATACACCAATCAGCAGATGGAGTTTTAGATTTAGTATCTGATACAGAAATAGAGTTAACAGCTACTACTATTGATATAAATGGCGCTGTGGATATGGCAAGTACATTGGCTGTGGGTGGAGTTACAACTCTTTCTGATGCTCTTGATATGCAAGATAATAACAAAATACTTCTTGGAACAGGTGATGATTTAGAAATTTACTTTGATGGCACAGCTTCACACATTCATCATACACCAGGCTCTGGGCAATTGTTTATAAATTCTGACCAAATATCATTTAATGATAGTCAAGGCACATATGGTAGTGGTGACGGAGGAAGCAATTATTTTATGTGCTATCAAGGTTCAGGTGTAGTATTTAATGAAGAAGGTCAAGACCATGATTTCAGAGTAGAAACAACTGGAAATACTCATGGATTTTTTATTGATGCAGGAAGCAATGTTGTTAATATTAATAAACCAATTAGTGCTAATGATGCTTCTACACCTGATGAAGTATTAGCGTTAAAAACATTTTATCCATCAGCAGGAACAGATGGGTCAGCAGGAGCAGGGTCTTTACTTTCTTTTTATATACCTGATGATGAAACAAACCCAATCTTAGGGGCAGGAATTGCAGGATTAAAAGAAAATGCAGATGATAGTAATGCAGAAACAGCATTAGCTTTTTACACATCACAAAATGATGCAACGCTTGATGAGGCGATGCGTATTACATCTGCTGGATTTGTTGGCATAGGCGATGATACGTCTCCAGATGCTCATTTGGAAGTATCAAATGAAACAATTAATAATGATGGTTCAAGTTATACTGGATTTTTTAGCAATCATATAATAACTGCTGGTGCATCTGATTCAAGTGATACTTATATGGGTATTAGAAATCATATGGAACACAACCAATCTGGACAAGGTTTTGGTTCTATGTATGGTATATTCAATAATAATCAATGTGCTCTTGCAGCTGGTCAAATGACACAGGTAACTGGTATTTCAAATAATAACAGTTTCGAAGCTGGTGATGCTGATTATATGCGTGCTATTTTAAACTTTAATAATTTTGATGGTGGAGAAATTGATAATAATATTGTAACGCTTTACAATCTTACAGAAATAGCAAGTGGTGGTACTATAAGAGGTTCAGTATATGGAATAGAAAATGACCACGATGCAGATACTAATCCAGCAGGAGAAATGCTTGGTTACTATGGTGTTGCTGGTAGTAATGCAGACTATCATATGAAATTGTATAGTCATACACAATCTTCGTTAGTAATGAGATGGCACGATAATGGAGCTATTGACCACGAAAACGCAATAACTTCTGGAGCAAGTCTTGACTACGCTGAATATTTTGAGTCTAAAGATGGAAAAGCTATTGGAATAGGTACAACAGTAAAGTTAGACGATGGTAAAATTGTAGCCTGTGAAGATGGTGATACACCAATAGGTGTTGTTAGACCTCTACATACTTCAGCAGTTGTTGGTGGTAGCCAGCCATTCCATTGGCAAGGAATGTATGAAACTGATGACTATGGTGGATATGTTATGGAATCTTTTACTATGACTAAGTGGGAAAAAGAAGTTGATTACGATACCTATAAAAGCACAAATATTGGTGATGGTGGTGTACTTGGAGGTACTGTTAAGAAAGAATGTTATGAGCAGAAAGATGGTAGTAAAAAGTACGAGATAATATACAGATTCCATACAGACAGAATACCATCTGATTTAACTGTACCAAGCGATGCAAGAGTTATTGAAGATAAAAATAAAAGAAAAAAGATTAACTCTGATTATGACCATAGTAAAGCTGATTCATATAAAGGTAGAGAAGAAAGAGATGAGTGGCATATAGTAGGGTTGCTTGGGCAAATACAAATTACCAAAGGACAACCAGTAGCATCAAATTGGATTAAAATGAAAGACGTTTCAGATACAGTTGAAATGTACTTTGTAAAATAATAGGAGTTAAAGAATGGCAATTAAATGGTCAATAAGTACATTAGACTACGAGATTTCAAAAGATAGTAAATCAAACGTAGTTACATCTGTTCATTGGAATGCTAACGATTCAAAAGAAGTAACAAAAGATGGTGAAAAAGTTACATACTATGGTAGGATTTATGGTTCTATTGGAGTTGATTCAGATTGGAAAGATAATGCTTTTGTAGCTTACGATAAGCTAGATGAAGATACAGTTGTTGGCTGGGTAAAAGCAAAGCTTGGAGATGAACAAGTTAAGTCAGTAGAAGATGGAATTGCAAACGAAATAGACGCTAAAGAAAATCCAACTACAGGAAAAGGAAAGCCTTGGTAAATGCATAAGAAGTTAAACGAATGGGCTGATGCTAGTAAAGCTTTACACGCACTTGTCATAGTAGGATTTATGGTAGCTTTTATGTTTAGCATATTTAGTTGTCAGGATTATTACATAGGTAAGACACGAGAAGAATTAGCACAAGAAATGTTTGAGATAGATAGCTTAATGAAAAAGGTTATTTGGAAAGCAGATAGCTTGGGCATATATAATGATTTGTATATAGATGCTTATAGGATTAACAATGGTAGTAACTGATGATTGAATTTATAGTAGGATTAGCAGTAGGTATGATGATTAGTGGCTCTGATTTAGGTGAGCCTGTACCTTATCAAACCATTACTTATACAGATAGTGGTAGAGTAGTAAAGGTTTATAATACTTCTGCGTTTAAATATCGTTATATGCCCAATGCGTATGCTGTCGGTTGGAATACAAATGACTATCGTTATTGGGAAACAAAACATTTGCATACACCTGTTTATACTAAAAGTATTGTAATTAATAAGAAGCCAAAGCCTAGACCAAAACCAAAAACTGAAGATGAATAAACCAATTAACGCAAATAGTGAAGTACATATAAGCGTAGCTCTATTAATTAAAGCTGGTATACTAATAGCTATCGTTACTGGCTCTTGGTATCAAGCACAGATGAAGTTTGCAGAACAAGGAAGAAGAATAGAAGATTTGGAAGATAAAGTTACTGTGTTAACTGCTAGTGTTGAAGGAATGGAATCGCAGCATATACAGAAACTTGAGGAAGAAAACAAAACCCTAATGCAAAAGTTAGGACTAAAAAGAAAATAAGGAAATATAATGGCTAAAAAAGAAAATAAAAAAGAAAATGCCCCAATGTTAAACCTTGATGGGAAAGAGTACGATATCAATTCAATGAACGATGACCAAAAAACAATGGTTAATCACATTGCTGATTTAAACAGAAAGATTGATACAACAACATTTAATCTTCAGCAGTTACAATTTGGCAGACAAGCGTTTGTAGATGGACTTAAAGCTGCACTGTCTGAGGAAAATAAATATCCTTACAATAAAGAACAAGAGTCTGATAAAGGTTAGTATGTTTTTTATACTTTGGATTAGAAAGAAGAGTTGGTAGCATGGCTAAGGACTTAAAGAATGTAAACCTTAATGGATTATCTGTTATGCAAAAGAAGCAAATGCAGAAACATAAGGTTCATCATACTAAAAAGCACTTGTCAATGATGGCATCAGAAATGAGAAAGGGTAAAACCTTTAAACAGTCACATAATAAAGCCCAAAAGATTGTTGGGAAATAGTGATTGATAAAGCAATTCTTGCAGGAAAATTTATTATGTCTGTTATGCTAGCGTTTAGTATTAGACAAGAGATGCTCCTGCAAGTAATGCTTGGATTTTTATTTTTAATTGGTTTAAAAGCGACGAAGAAAGTATTAAATGATTGAAACATACGCTGAGTACGGTGCTGTAGGTGTTATCGTATCTTTGTTTGTACTGATGATAGTTAATCTAATGAAGAGCCAAAGAGCTCAAAATGAAGATTTAGATAACATAAGACAAGCGATAGCTAAGATAGAATCTACAATAAAGAATGTAGAAGGGATAACTATAAAGTTAATAGAGAGATGGAACAAGTCAGACGATATAGGACAGAGACATAGAGAAGATATAGTTAAAGAGTTAAACGATGTAACCGATGATTTAGCGTACCTTAAAGGTCGTATTAATGGAAAGGCTGGTTGATAGAATGATAGATTCAACTAAGGCAGTAGTTAATGGTGTAGTTGGAGTAGGTGTTTGGTGGGTCAACTTACCAATGTTGCTGCAAATGGCTGTATCTATTGCAACTTTAGTATATTTAATAGTTAAAACAAATAATGAGATTAGGAGAAAATAATGGGTTTAAAAGAGATGTTAGTAGCTGCGGCTGAAAGTCAAGCAGATTCAATTAAAAAGCAAATGGTTAGTCAACTTACTTCAGATGAAATGGCTAAGACAATCGCTACAAAAATTAATGAGAAGATTGATATTCCATTTGTAAGTGAAGATAAAGAGCAAATCTTTTTTGAGAAGTGCGTAGATGTTGTTACTGATTTAATAGAAGGTTTAATTAAGGGTAAGTAATGCCTAGGTTTAGCAGAAATAGTAAACACAAATTATATACTTGCGATGAAAGATTGGTTGAGTTGTTTGAAGAAGTAGTTAAGGGGTTTGATTGCACAGTATTAGAAGGTCATAGAGGACAGAAAGCTCAAGATGAAGCATATAACAAAGGAAATAGCAAAGTTAAGTTCCCGAATGGGAAGCATAATAAAAGTCCCAGTAATGCTGTTGATGTTGCTCCTTATCCTATTGACTGGCATGATAGGGATAGGTTTCATTACTTTGGCGGCTACGTTCTTGGAATTGCTAGACAAATGGGATTAAGGATAAGATGGGGTGGAGATTGGAATATGGACACCAAGACCAAAGATAATAAGTTTGATGACTTAGTACATTTTGAGATAAAGGAATAATGCCTAAACAGTTTAAAACATATACACGTTTTGATGGTGGTCTTAATACTAAAACTAACTCACGCTCTATTGCTGATAACGAATTAGCTCAGGCTAATAATGTTATCGTAGATGAGTTTGGAGTAGTTAAGTCTTCTGGCAGAGTAACTGATAATACAAGCGATTATGGAACAATTAATTTAGACGCATCTCAGCCTGGATATGGATTGTTTCAAGCAAGAATGGATTATACTGGAGTAAGTGGCTCTGGAACAAATACTTCTACCATTAAAACATTCTTAGCGGATACAGATGCTACTTCAGATACTAGAATAGATGTTGGGGATAGTAATGGAACATTTGCTGAAGCAATAGATTTAGGTAGCACTGCAAATGGTAAGGTAATATATGACTTAGCTGATGGTGTGGTAAGAGTTTGTGATACTAATTTTGGTTCTGGTAATAGTGTAAAATGGTATGGATATGTAAATAAAAAGCTATGGTTAGATGATAGCTTAAGCCAAATAAATGTTGGAGGAGGCAGTGCTCAAACAGTAAATGAATGGGTAGTGTCTGACGCTCCACCAAAACAACCATTTGCTGGTACAGGTGCAACTGGATTAGTTAGCGCTGCTCTTGGAATTGACGATACTATTGAAGGTGTTGCAAGCGGAACTACAGTTACACTATCAGGCTCAACTACAATAACAGATTCAGGCAATACAGCTGGAACAGATACTCAACTAGATACTGGTTTATATGTTCTTATAAACGGGCCAGGTACTGATACAGTAGGAATAGTACAAAGGAATAGTAATACAGAGCTAATAATAGATTCATCTAAAACTTGGAATGTTCTTGGCTCTGATACAAAACTATATATAGCTCCTGATGCTGGACTTGGATTTAATCTTCAAGCAATAGCAACTGGAAGCGATGGTAGTATACCAGCTGGTACGTATGAGTTTGCTCAAACATTTATTTATGATGGTGTTCAAGAGTCCTTACCTACGATAATGACTGGCTTAACAGATGTCTCTGCTAATAACAGACTAAGCCTCTCTATTATAGCTTCGCATGGTTATGACAAAAGAATTACTGGTGGTAGAATATATTTTAGAGATTCTACCTCTAAGGGAGATTTTCAGCTTTTAGCAGATATAGATTTAACCTATGGTTGTAGAACAAATTTAGAATCTAAGCACGTTGGTTGGTCAACTATATACACTAGCGCTTCTTTTTTGTTTTGTACAGTAGCAATACAAGACCCAAATGCTGATACATACAGCTCGTTAAATGGATATAACGCTGATTTATCTAGCATATCAATAGGAAATACTGGAGAAGGGTATAAGACTAGCGTAGTGTCAAACAGAAGAAGGTTTGTAGCTAATGTAAAGTCTATTAATGACAAAGGACAAACAGTTGTTCAGTCAGATAGATTAATGTATAGTGAGATAAATAAATTTGATACGTTTCCACCTACAAACTTTATTGATATAGGTGTTAACGATGGAGAAGACTTTGTAAAGATAGAGTCTTATGCTGATAGATTGTTAGCATATAAGAATAGAACATTGTATGTTATTAACGTGGGTGGTGGTTCTGATACTCAATGGTTCTTAGAATCAGAGCATAAAAACATGGGGGTAGACTTCCATGCAGCAGTCGTAAAAACAGACTTTGGAGTTGCCTGGGTAAATAAAAACGGATTGTATTTTTATGATGGGTCGCAAATAAGAAACTTGCAGAGCAAAGTACTAGAATCAGAGTGGACAAGCTTTGTAAACGATGATACTATTATTGGGTATGAACCAACTCATAAACATTTAGTTATAGTTAGAGATGCTGCTGCTTCTGGTGGTACAGGTGGTGATGCTTATGTTTATAGTTTTATTACAAACAGCTTTACTTTTGTAGAAGATATGGTTGATAACGCTGTAAAAACTAATATTATTAC